CATCGGTGGCGTCTACCCCGCCAACCTCTACGCCGATCTGTCGGCGGCTACGTCTGCCACCATCAATCAAATCCGGCAGGCTTTCCAGATCCAGCGCCTCCTCGAGCGCGATGCTCGCGGCGGCACCCGCTACACGGAAGTGGTCCGCTCACACTTCGGCGTCATGTCGCCCGACGCGCGCTTGCAGCGCCCCGAATACCTTGGTGGCGGCTCTACTCCGGTCAACATTCACCCGGTCGCACAGACTCAAGGCACCACGGCCGAATCCCCCCAGGGCAACCTCGCCGCTTACGGCACGGCCCTCGCGCATCAGCATGGGTTTACCCAGTCCTTCACCGAACATGGACACGTGATCGGCATGATCGTCGTTCGCGCCGATCTGAACTACCAGCAGGGCTGTCACCGGATGTGGTTCCGGAAGACCCGCTATGACTACTACTGGCCCGTGTTCGCGCAGCTGGGCGAGCAGGCCGTACTCAATCAAGAAATCTACGCGACCGGCACGGCCACCGACGAACAGGTGTTCGGTTATCAGGAACGGTGGGCCGAGTACCGCTACAAGCCGTCGCTTATCACTGGCCAGCTTCGTTCCACGTTCGCTCAGCCTCTGGATATCTGGCACCTCGCTCAGAAGTTCAACAACCTGCCGACGCTGAACGCGACGTTCATTCAAGACAATCCGCCGGTCAATCGCATCATCGCGACGACTGAACAGACTGGTCAGCAGTTCGTTCTTGACGTCTTCTTCCGCAACAAGGCGGCGCGCCCTCTGCCCATGTACAGCGTCCCGGGCCTCGTCGATCACTTCTGATGGAGTTCCGCGACTTCTTGCTGATGCAGTTGTGCTCTTGGCTGCTGCATCCCGGTTACCAACGGGAGGGCGCGAAAGTGCCCTCCCTTCCCGAGCTGTTCGACTTGGTCGAACGCATCGACGTTATGAGGCAGCAAAAATGGCAGTAATGGCAGGTCTCGCTGCTGGCGTGGTCGGTGCCGCAGGCTCAATCTATTCCGGGCGCCAGTCCGCTAATGCTGCCGAATCGAACTACAAGCATCGCTATCAGTGGCAGGTCGAAGACCTAAAAAAAGCCGGTCTCAATCCCATGCTCGCGTATCAGAACGGAGCGCCTAATGTCCCGCAGCCCGAATTCCCGAACCCCGGCGAAGCCGCCATCCGAGGCTATGCCTCCGCTGTGGCCGCTCGGCTCCAGAAGGAGCAGTACGAAAGCCAGAAGGCTACAACCCAAGGTCTCAACGTCGATAACGAGACCAAAGAAGCCAATCTTCTGATCCTCAAGTCGTCGCCGCTCTATCAGGACGCGCTCAAAAACTACGATCACGCTCGGGGGATCGAAGGTCCGTCTGCGATCGCGAGCGAGCGCTTCACGGCTGAACTCAACGTCGTGAAAGAGCAGGCATCCAACCTCGTCGCGGAACGCGGCTACAAGGAACTGCAGACCGCTCTCACGCAGCGCGACATCGACCTCAAGGACATTCAGATCAAATTCGCGCCCGAGCTCGCGCGCATCGAAACTGCCTACCGCTCTGCTATGCAAAAGGCCGCTGCCGCCGGCGTACCCGCTGCCGAAGCCGACGCTGCGTTCTGGGAAGACGCCGGCGTGCTTGGCAAGGTCGCCACCTTCATTCGCAACACCCTTGGGCCTCTGCCCACAAAGTGAGTCCATCATGCTCAACCGTAAAGCTTGGTCCGACGCCCACGGCGTGAACTTCGAAGATCCGTCTCTCGCCATCCAGTCCCAGAAGGATGAAGCGGACATAAACGTCATCGTCAAAAATTTCGGTGTCACTGGACACCTTCCCCAGGCGGCGGTGCTGCCCGAGTACGGCGACTTCGATCAGGTCGACGACTACCGCTCTGCGGTGGAAGCCGTCCGGGCGGCTGAAGCCGCCTTCCTCACTATCCCGTCGGGCATTCGCGAGCGGTTTCACCACGACCCGCAAGCGTTCTCCGAATTCTGTCTCAAGCCCGACAACCTCCCGCAGCTGCGGGAATGGGGTCTTGCCCCTACTCCAGCCGCTGCTCCGGCTGAACCTTCGGGGGGATGAAAAAGGGGGGGCCATGGCCCCCCCTCTCGTTTCCAACCCAACTACCTAGCTCAAAAAAAACACCCAGTAACCCCCCCTCCGGCTCTGGGTCCGCGCGGCGCCATTGCGAGCGCCCTTAAATCTTCAGCGCTAGCGACACGTAAACCCCGTAGCGAGCTACCGCGCCGCGCTCCCCCTTCCGGCTGTCCCCGTAGTCCATAGGCCGCGAGCAGCCTTTAGGCTGCGCGTCGCGGCCTGTGGACCCACGGGGTCAGCCCCTCTTCCCTCTTGTCCGAACTCCGGACGCACAGTTACGCCCTTGTTGCTAACTGTGCTAGGTGACACCGTCACCTCTTAAAACAGGGGGGGTGGCTCACCCAGTGAGCCTGCCGGGGGGGAAGGGATTCCCCTCCGGCTCTTGCGTCTTCGGCGCGCAGCGCCTCCACGCTAAACCTTCTTGCCGCGTAGCGGCTCTTATGCGCTGCGTCAGTCAGGCGCGACGTGCGCCCGGGAGGGCGCTCGCGCCTTGACGCGCAGCGCTAAAAGGAGTCTGAGGGTTCAAAAAAACCTCTGTCAAGCAATCCTTTGCGACGAACCGTTGACTTATCCACAGGATATCCACAGGATATCCACTTCACACCACCGGAGCTTTCTGCTATGCGCCGCTACTCGGTCAACAAGTCCGCCTCGGCCCGAAAGTTCCGCAACAACGCAGGTAAGACCAAGGCGGCCAACGTCCGCGCCGCTCCGATGCGCGGCGGCATCCGCCTCTGATTCGTGCCGTGCTTTCGTCCGGTCACTTGTTGGAAGCCGCCGGACGGCGGCGCGATCTCTTTTCGCGAGCTTCGCGACCATCGCGAAATCGCGATCCCCTGCGGCCAGTGCATCGGCTGTCGGCTACAGCGTCAGCAAATGTGGGCCTTCCGCTCTCTTGCCGAAGCCGCCTCTCATGAACACAACTGGTTCGCAACCCTCACCTATTCCCCCGAGTTCATCCCGCCCAGGGGCGCTCTCTGCCATCGCGACTGGCAGCTGTTCGCAAAGCGAGTCCGACGACGGCTCGGCCCGTTTCGCTACCTCATGTGTGGCGAGTACGGCGAACAAACGCAGCGCCCTCACTATCACGCTCTGCTTTTTGGCCTCGACGTTCCTGATGCTTCTGCTTTCAGCGTGCGCCGTGGTCATTCCGTTTTCCGGTCCCGCATTCTCCAAGACCTGTGGGCCAAGGGAATTGTTGAACTCGGCACAGTCACACCTCAGTCCGCGCGCTACTGCTCCGGCTATGTCCTCAAAGACACCGGATGCCCCGAAGTGATTGACGACTACACAGGAGAGGTAATCACGCTCCCGAAACCCTACGGGCGCATGAGCCTAAAGCCCGGCATCGGTGATGCTTGGATCCGCAAATACTTTCCCGAAGTGCTCACGCACGGTGCCTGCTACGCTCAGGACCGGCGGTTTGCGATCCCTCGCCGCTTCCGGGACATTCTGTCCGATCTTGATCCTGCGGCGTTTGAAGACCTGTCCGCGCGGTCCATTGCAAAAGCGCTAGCCTCCCCCGATAACTCGGAACAGCGGCTCGCCGTTCGTGAGCAGATCGCTCACGCTACCCGATCCCGCTACAAAGAGGTCCGCGACAATGCGCTATAAAGTTCTGACCGTTCGTGACCGTGCTATCGACGCATTCGGTCAGCCGTTCTTCTCGTCTTCCATCGGCGGCGCCATCCGAGGATTCTCGGATGAAATCAACCGCGCTGCTGAAGGCAACCAGCTCAACAAACACCCGGAAGACTTCGATCTGTTCCTCCTCGGCGAATTCGACGACCAGACAGGCGAATTCGACACCACCCGCCCCGCCCAGGTGGCGGTTGGCAAAGACTTAAAGGCGTAACCCATGCATCGGAACCAGTCTGTTAGCGCTCACTCTTTCGCCATGGTCCCGCGCGCGGACATTCCGCGCTCCGGATTCAAAATCGAATCGTCGTACAAGACGACGTTCGACGCTGGCATTCTGGTTCCGATCTACTGCGAAGAAGTACTTCCCGGCGACTCGTTCAACCTCAGGGCGACCATGTTCGCGCGCCTCGCGACTCCCATCGTCCCGATCATGGACAATCTGTACTTGGAGTCCTTCTTCTTCTTTGTCCCGAACCGGCTGGTGTGGGACAACTGGCAGAAGTTCTGTGGCGAACGCACCTCGCCCGAAGCGTCTATCGATTACGTTATCCCGAAAATCGGTGTGAACGGTACAAGCGCCGCGGCAGGCACGATCTACGACTATTTCGGCATTCCCGGCGCGGGTCAGCTCACTGGCGGTCTCGCCATCAACGCGCTTCCCTTCCGCGCCTACAACCTGATCTGGAACGAATGGTTCCGCGATCAGAACCTCCAGACCCCGGTGCCCGTCGATACCGACGACGGCCCCGACGGCGCAGGCAACTACGTCCTTCTCCGACGCGGCAAGCGTCATGACTATTTCACTTCCTGCCTGCCGTGG